GTTGTCGTTGCGGGTGGTCTTGTTGTTGTTGTAGCTGGTGCTGCTGTAGTTGGAGGAACTTGTGTTGTTGCACACGCTCCTGTTATAGTTGGAAATGTTGCGGCATTTGATAAATATGTTTTCTCAATAACGACATAACAAACCGTTCCACTATTTGACAAAGTAACGGAATCTCCAATAGTAAATGTAGAATTAAATTGAGCGTTAAATATTGTATCATCTGAAACCCTTCTAACTCGCATTGCATTTCTTGTATATATACCGCTAGTTGTTCCGTAAGTAGTAATTGTTCCGTTAGAGGCAAATGGTGTCATATAATAAAAAACTCCTTGAGATAAAGAAGTTTTTGATAATGAATAATCTCCTAAAGATGTTCCTGCAACTACATTTTTATTTGCTGGAATAATAGATTGCGACGTACCGAAATAAAAACCTCTTTCAGTTAGTGTTGCTCCTCCGTTAGATGAAACAGAAGAATTTAATAGCATACTTGTGTTTTCAATATTTGTAATTTTTGTTTTTGTATTATCAAATACAGGTCCACCGATTGTTGTCGTTGGTGCTAATGTTGTCGTTGGTGCTAATGTTGTTGTAACCTGTGCCGCTTTAAATTTTGTAGCACCTATTCCTTCTCCTGCTGAATTTATAGCATAAGCAGTTACATAATAAGTTGTGCCTGAAACAAGTCCAGTTTTTGTAACATTATAAGTTCCAGTTGTACCTGAAACAACTGTTTTAGTATTAGTTGCATAATTAGAACTAGTCCCAAAATAAAAACCACGTTCTATAATTGCAAGTCCATTATCAGCTGTAACATTGCCATTTAATGTCATTTGGCTTGTTGTAGGATTTGTAATATTGTCAGTAGTTACCGCAGGAACTAAAGGGCTTTGTGTTGTTGAAACGCTAGGCACTATTGATTCATCGTATATATTAGAATTTGACGTAATATACCAAGTACCATTAGCCTGATATATTCTTGAATTTATTAATCTTAAAATATTCTCCAATATTTCTTTAGAATTCTTTTTTGCAAAACCATCTAATAAAGAAAATTCATTTAAATATATATCGTGCAAAACAGTTAAATCACCAGAACCTCCAATTTCTCTAATTTTATTTTGAATGTATATATCAAAATTTAAATCAAGATTTGCCAATATTTTATGTACATAAGAAAAAGCTGTATCAAAATTTATTTGAGAATTTGTGCTTGTTTGTGGATTTCCATTTGCATCTAAAGCAATAGCACCATCTGGCGCGTCATAGGAATCTAAAGTTCCTAAACCATCAATTGCCCTTAATTGTAAAACATAAGGTGTTGAAATCAATTGTTCTCTGTATGTATCGGCAACTAAAAATCCTTCCCAATATATATCTACATCACCAGTTGAACTCCAAATATTATTAGCTTCATTAAATAAACTTTCTTCATTTTCCCATTCTAAATCTGTTTCCTCACCATCATCTGTAGTTCCAGAACTTACTCTAACTTTATATTCTCTTTCATCAAAATTTTGAAATTCATCATAATTTGTAGCGTCTGTTACAAATAAATTTAATTGACAAGTAGAACCAATTATTGGATTATAAAAATCGTCGTCATTTTCCCATTTAATACTTACAGGTTCATCACTAGCAATTAAATCATTTATAGAGCCAAAATAATCTCTTTTTAAAATTTCTAAACTTCTTGGATTACCCTTTACGTCAGAAAAGTTTAATTTAAATTTAGTTCTATACGTTGCCATTATTTAAAACGATTTCTATTTCTTTCGGCTCTTTGTAAAGCTACAACTAAATCTTGTCCTCTTAAAACAAATTCACCTGAAACATTTCTTGAGTTTCCGCCATCTATTAATGATTTTAATTTATTTAAAGGCGCTATAACCTCTGGATTACTTCTTACACCACTATAATCTCCAACCATAACAGGAGTTTGACCAAAGGCTAAACCACCTTGAGCCATACCCATTAAATCTTTAAAAGTTGTTACGAAAGATAATGCCTTTGCTGCCTTTCCTGAACCACCACCTGGCAATAAAAAAGCTAATACTGCTGCTGCTGCTGCTGCTGCAACTAATCTCACAACTAATGCTTTTATAACAGTAATTAATCTTTTTATTGGGTTTTCACCGTCTGCAATAGAAGCAAAACTATCTGCAAGTGCTTTACCAACTTGAGGCAAAATAAATTCTCCAAAATTTTCAAAATGGTTAAAAAGAGGGGTTACTGACGCTTGTATTGATTCACCAGCTTGTATTGCTGCATTTGCCATTGGAGCAAATCCTTGTTTTGTAATCTCTAATACAGATGAAACTTTAGCTAAACCTTTAGCAGCTTTATTAGTTGATTCTCCAATATTAGGAAATAAAATGCTTGATAAATCTCTTTGTTGACCAGGTAGCAATGGACCAACTGTAGTTAAGGGTGCTGATGATATACCACTAATTGTTGTTTGCAAATCATCTAATAAACCTGTAGTTTTTTCAATATCTCTTTGTGTTTTTGGACCATACATCATCTCCCCAAACCTTCCCATTTGAGAAGTTGGCATTTTTTGTGCAGCTTCATACATTTTAACAAAAGCTCCCGTTAATAATGTAAACAAACCTATTAGCCCTCCTCTACCAGCAAGTAATTTTCCAAGTTTTGAAAAAGCATTAAATATTTTTTGTAATCCACCCAAAACAGCTCCTAAAAAAATAATAATTGGACCAGCAACAGTAGAAAAACCAGTTAGAGCTAAAATGAATTTTTTTGTTTCCTGACTTAAATTTTTAAAGTTTTGTACAGCTAAACCTATTTCTCTACTTAAAGCTGGAATACCTTCTTTTAAATTTAAAGCGTCTGCAATTTCTTGCCCAAGTTCAGCAAGTGCTATGTTTACATTATCTTTTAAAGTTGAGAATAAACCATTTAGAGTACCACTCAATGTTTCCATTCCGCCATCAAATTTTCCACCCTCGGCAGTCGCATTTTTAAATGCTCTATCAAGTAATTCAAAAGTTATTTTACCTTCTGAAGCCATATCCATAATAGCCCCTTCAGCAACTCCCATTTCTTCGGATAGTACTTGAAGTATAGGCACCCCATTATTAATGAACTGACGTAAGTCTCTAGTCATTACACGCCCTTCTGCAGCTGCTTGACCAAATGCTATTGCAATAGATTGTAAGTCACCTCCAACAATTCCAGCTACATCACCAAGCATAGATAAACTATCAAATGCTTCATCTGTAGTTAAACCAAATCCCATTAAAGTATTATTTACTTTAGTTAAGTCTGCTAATTGAAATGGTGTTTTAGCACTAAATTGAACTAATCTTTCAAATGCTCTAGCACCTTCTTCGGCAGAACCAGTCAAAACATTTAAAGTCGTTTGTAGTCTTTCAAAATTTGCAGCCTGTTTAACAGCCATAGTTCCAACAGCCGCTAAAGGCAAAGTAAGCCTTGTTGTTAATGCTCTACCAGTTTTACTTAAAGAGCCACTAAACTTTTTTAACCTACCCTCTGCTCTACCAAGGGCTTGATTTAATTTGGAAGAATCCCCAATTATATCGACGTGAAGTTTTTGATTATCTGCCATACTACAAAAATACTAAAAATTACCCTACTCGTCTTTTTTTAGATTGTTGACTTTATCAAGGAATTTTTGATATTGTTCTTTTGAAGATTTAACTCTTGCTATTCTTTTATCTTGAGGTAAAGGGAATAAACTCTCTGGTTTTAACATTTGTGATTTTTTACTACAGTTTACATTGTAAATCATTGTAGCTAAAAACCTTGTTCTTTCCCATTCAATATTAGTTTTTATTGTTTGAGCTTCAGATAAGAGTATATTTTCTTTCCAAGTGTTACTCCAAAAAGTATCAGGGTTAAGACCAATTTGTCCTATATAAAAATCTGTTAAATCCTCCCAGACAAGTTTATCTACTTTTTTTTTGTGTCATCTCCTTTTCTTGATAAACCAACATTTAGTTCATTGCCAAGAATTTTTGATTCCATCATAGCAGATATAATTTTTTCTAAATCATCTGGCGTAATATCCTCTAACCAACTTCCAACAGAATATTCATTGTAGTCAATTTCATTACCATTTTCTTGGTCATACGCTAAAAGTCCAGAATATATAAGAGTACGAATTGCTTTTAATGAAACTCCTTTCTCAAACACAACGGCAATCTCCTCCAAAGATATATCTAATATCTCTGTAAAGTTTGCCCAAAAGTTCATTGAAAAGTGTAATACTCTTTCTTTGCCCCCAACATTAAGGGTGTAATAACCTCTTTTTTTGTTCATTTATTATGGATTAACTGTAGCTGTGATAGTTCCAGTTACTTGAATTGTCCCACTGTAACTAACAGCAGATTCCATTTCGCCAGAAACCTCAAGTCCTGTAAGAAATCCCTCGCCCGTGTAAACTGTATCACCAGTAGTTTCAGTCCCGTACGAAAAATCCACTTTAGTACGACCTAATAAAAATCCAGCTAATTCAGTAGCACCATTTGAGTCTGTATAATCTACAAGACCATCAAAAGAAATTTCACCTGAAATTAATCCTGCAATGCTTTCAGAGAACCCAGAAGAATCCTTTGTTGTAGCATCTGCCATATCGTTTGTTAGAGAAATTGTACAAGAAGTCGTGTGACCTATTGCTGCTAAAGTACCACCATCTGCGATGACCTTTAGAATTAAATTTGTTCCATTATATACTGTACTTGCCATAGCTTAAAATTTTTATACTACAAATATAATTAATTTTTGATTAATAGTTTTTATAGTCCTGTTTTAAATAATAGTTTCTTAATAATGTTATTCCAACTGGTTTTAAACCAATTGTTAAATGTTCTAAATTGCTGTGCTAACCACTCAAATATTCTTACCATAATTAGTTGTTTAATATAAATCTTAATTCCGTTTGAAACTCTCTTTGTTCTATTTTTAATTGTTCTACCTCATCTTCTACTGCTCTTGTATTAGGAAAACAGTATTCTTGTTGATTATGTGATGTTTTTTTAGCTAATGTTGCCACTTCTTCTATTTTAGCATTTAAATTGTAATATGAACCAGCCATTGATACAACAAGAGAAACAAGCATTACTACTTGTCCTATGTTGATTGAGAAATCTGCTTTACCATCTCCGTTAATATCAATCTTTGCCATTTATTA